CTTATTGGCGGTGAAACCATTGGCTCGGCAAATGCCTTTGGTGCACCTCCAATTCATTTTATGTCGTACGAAGCTTTTGCTGCTAATGACAGTCACATTTTAAATTATTACGATAATGAAATTCCTTATTATGTTTTAGATAAAGATATGGCACCACCATTAAATGAAAGAGCTGATGTTGTATCTTCAGTTTGTCCATGTGCTGGTTTATCAACTATGTCGATGGGTTATGGTGACGACAATCCAAACAATCAATGGATGAAAGAAACAGCTAATTATATCCTTGGTGAATATAAACCAAAAGTATTTTGGGGAGAGAATGCTCCAGGATTTGCTGGTAAAATTGGTAAAACAGTTCGTGAAGAATTGAGAAGCATTGGTAAGAAAAACGGATATACAATGTCTGTATATAGAACTAAATCCCTATTACACGGATCACCACAGGTTCGTGAGAGATCATTCTATTTTTTCTGGAAAGGTAATAGAACACCGCTTTTAGGTTACTTTAATAAACCTCATACACCCATTGAAGAAGTAATCCGTGGAGTTAAATCTAACTTCCAAACTGATGTAATCAATCATAAAAAGAAACCAACAGACAATCCATACTATAAGTTCATCTTAGAACATATTCATGGTGGTCGTACTCACAAAGAACATGCGGCTTTAATTGAACCAACGTCAGCTCGTGGTGCTTGTGTTTATAGTTATATTGAACAACAAGGTTATAGTTATTTGCAAGTAGCTGATTGGATGGCTGAAAATGGATATGAACGTGAAGTAGAAAAGTGCAAATACAAACATGCTAAACTTGAATCAGGTAAAAGCATTATGCGACGTGGTGTAACAATTCCAAAAGATCGTATTGGAGCTTTTGTTGGTCATTATCCTTTAATGCTTGCGCATCCTGATGAAGATCGCTTTATTAATTATCGTGAAGCTATGACAATCATGGGATTGCCTGAAGATTTTGAGTTAGTAGATGCTAACCCAAGAAATGCTAATCATATTTGTCAGAATGTTCCAGTACAAACTGCGACTGACATGGCAACTGAAGTTAAAAAATATTTGAATAATGAGTTAATAACCGTTGACACGGACTACATTATGCAGTATAATCATAGACAAGAAGCGCAATACACCGAACGCGGTGCAACTTTAGAGGCATTTTTATGAGTACACATTTTATTATTGACTTTGAAACTATTGGTCAAAACTCTCGTGAAGTACCTGCTATTGATTGTTCATATACTACATTTGAGTGGGAACGATTTACTGAGAATCCATACTCATTTAAAGAGTTAGTTCTTGGTATGAAAACTGCAAAGTTTGATATTAAAGACCAAATGGTTAATCATGGTTGTAAATATAACAAACGAGACTTGCAGTGGTGGTTAGATCAGCCACCTGAGCTTCGTACAAATATGAAGCCAAACCCAGAACTTGATTTGAAATCAGATCAGTTTATAGACCGACTTATTGACTATCTACAGCAAAAAGGCGACATTGCTTATTGGTGGTCTAGGTCAAATAGTTTTGATCCAGTTATTTTGGAACGTATTGCTCAAAATGCAGGACGACTTGAAAAGCTTGGTGCTTATTTAAAATGGTGGGCTGTACGTGATACTCGTACTTTTATCGATGCTAAATTTAATTTTAATGTGCCAGGTGGAAAGAATGGATTTATTCCCGTATCCAATATAGAAAAATGGGAATACAATTTTAAAGCGCATGATAGTAAACACGATGTAGCAGCAGATGTTTTGAGGCTTCAAACTATCGTTAGAGCTGAAGCAGATTTGGAGCAAATTGAAATATGAGTAAAATAGAAATATCAATCGAGCAACTAAGAGAGTATAAAATCTTTGTTGGAACTCCGATGTATGGTGGCCAATGCTCTGGTTCATACACTAAGTCTTGTACTGACTTAGCTATGGTTTGTGCAGCAAATGGTATTACCGTTAGGTTTTACTACCTATTTAATGAGAGCTTAATTCAAAGAGCTCGTAACTATATTGTTGACGAGTTTCTCAGATCTGATTGTACACACCTTTTGTTTATTGACGCAGACATTGGTTTTAATCCAAAAGATGTGTTTGGTCTTATTGCTGTGCATAACCAAGATCCAGAAAAATATAATGTTGTTACTGGACCATATCCTAAGAAAACTATTGCATGGGAAAAGGTAACGACTGCAGTTAAATCTGGTAAGGCTGATGAGAATCCATTTGAGCTTGAAAACTATACAGCTGATTACGTTTTTAATCCTGTTAATAAGCAATCATCATTTGAAATTACATCACCACTTGAGGTTGGAGAAGCTGGTACAGGCTTTATGCTAATCCCACGTGATACGTTTACCAAGTTTAAAGAAAAGACACCGCATTTGGCTTATAAACCAGATCATGCACGTACAGAACATTTTGATGGTTCAACTATGATCCATGCATATTTTGACTGTGTCATTGATCCTAAGTCAAAGCGTTACTTATCTGAGGATTATTTCTTTTGTAATGCCGCTCGATCTTTTGGCATGAAAATTTGGATGTGTCCTTGGATACAACTACAGCACATTGGATCCTACGTTTTTAAAGGTTCTCTTGGTCACATTGGATCTCTCGGTATGTCAGCTACCGCAGATAAAACCAGTAATAAAAAGAATTACAAAAAAAGTGTTGACAAAAAGCGTAAAAAGTGATACTATGTATAAATACAATATTGAAGGAGCTATATAATGAAATTCAGTGAACGTACTCTTACGATTCTAAAAAGTTTTTCGACCATTAACAAATCAATCCTAATGAAGGAAGGTAATGTTCTTAAAACTGTAACACCAGAAAAAACCCTAGTTGCAACTGCGACTATCCCAGATCAAATCCCATCACAAGCATGTGTATATGATTTGTCTCGGTTTTTATCCATTCTCGGTCTATATAAAGACCCAGATGTGGAATTCCATGATAAGTATTTTATCATTCAAAATGGCAAACAACGTACCAAATACGTTTATGCTGATATCTCCATGATCCATGCGGCTCCTGAAAAAGACATTCGGTTGCCATCGGCTGATGTTGAAGTTGCTGTATAATGAGAAGATCTTCAATCAGTACTTAAAGCTGCTGGAGTTCTTCAATTCTCGGAAGTTGCCTTTGTAGGCGAAGGTGGTAAAATCTACCTGAAAGCTATTGACGGCAATAACGATAACTCTGATGATTATGGTGTTGAGATCGGCACTACATCTGATGAATTTAAGATTATTATCAAAACTGATAATCTTAAGCTTTTACCTCAGGATTACCAAGTTACTCTATGCGCAAAGGGTATCTCTGAGTTTAAAAGCGAAGGTGTCACATACTTTGTGGCAATTGATACTAAGTCGACTTACAAAAAAGGAAATGAATAATGGCTGATAATCAGACACAAAACCCAGAACAAAAACAAGAACCGGTACAAATTTCGTTGCAGGATATCGCTACGATTGTACAGATGATTGATGTAACCTCACGCCGTGGTGCTTTTGAAGGACAAGAGCTGGCTGGCATTGGTATTCTACGTAATAAACTTGAAATGTTTCTTCGCCAGAATGCTCCAAAAGGTGAAGAGCCTCCTCAAGGTTCAATGCCTAACCCAGACGCTCCTGCTGCAGTACCAGGCGATGCTCCCCTAGCTGATAAGGTGAGCTAAGGAGGAAAACGAATGCGGGCTCTCGTTATAAAACAAACCCGCACCTTATTTTATATTATGATGGAGACATTATGTCTATTGATGCAAAAGCAAATGAAGTATTGTGGGTTGAAAAGTATCGCCCGCAAGTAATTAACGACACTATCCTACCTGAAAAAACCAAAGCAATGTTTAAAAAGTTTGTCGCTGATGATAGCGTACCAAACTTATTGTTGTCTGGTGGTCCTGGTGTAGGTAAAACAACCATCGCAAAAGCTATGCTTGAAGAAATGGGTTGTGATTATATTGTAAAGAATGGTTCATTGAACGTAAACATTGATACCCTTCGCTGTGGTATCTCAACATATGCCTCGGCTGTATCCCTTAGTGGCGGTCGTAAATATGTTATCTTTGATGAAGCTGATTACCTAAACGCTGCAAATGTTCAACCAGCTTTACGTAATTTCATCGAGGAATATTCCTCTAACTGTGGATTCATATTCACATGTAACTTTAAAAACCGTATCATTGCACCTCTCCGCTCTCGTTTGAGTGAGGTTGATTTTACTATTGAAACCAATGATCGTCCACAGCTTGCTATGCAGTTTATGAAACGAGTAGAAGCAATTCTTGAAACAGAAAATGTTCCATATGATAAAGCTGTAGTTGCAAAAGTAATTCAAAAACATTTTCCTGACTTCCGTCGTGTATTGACTGAGCTACAATCCTACGCAGCATCTGGTCGTATTGATGAAGGTATTTTTGTTAACCTTAAGCAAGAGTCTATGGATGAGTTGTTTAAAATGCTCAAGTCTAAAGCTTTTACTGATATGCGCAAATGGGTTGCAAAGAACTCAGACCAAGATATGAATGAGATGTTTCGTCGCATTTATGACATGGCATCAGATAAAGTTGAAATGAAAAGCATGCCTGGTTTTGTAGTAACATTGGCTGACTATATGTATAAAGCAAACTTTGTTGCTGACCTTGAAGTTAACATGGTAGCTTTCCTTACAGAAGTTATGATGGAAGCTGAATACAAATGAGCGAATGGATTAAAAAACTCGTAGGTATGCACACATGTTTTAATTGTGAAAAGCTTATGAGTAAAAAAGAAATATACAGTGTAGACATCGACACAGCTGAAGGTCCTCTTAATTTTAAGATGTGCCAAACCTGTGCTGATGATTTTGATGATATGTTAAAAGAGTTGGAGGAAGCCCTTGCCGAAAGAGATCAGTCCCTTTGATTTTATGAACGCCGTGTCTTTCTCTAAGGAAGACCTTATTGGTAATCATGATAATCCAGAAATTGCAGAAAAAGAGTACACACCTTATATGGTTAACCGCGGGTTTACTAATTTCGAGGATACTATTCTTCATGCAAATGAAATGAATATGCGAGCACACTTATTCTATGATGCTCAATTTCAATACTACCGTGGTGCATTACGTAAACGCAAACGGTTTTCCAAATGGCCTAAGGCTGATAAAAGTAAAGACCTCGATGCTATCCAAGAAGTTTACCAATGTAATCGTACCATTGCCAAACTATACTTGAAAGCTTTGAGTAAAGATGACCTAAGACTAATACATAATAAGCTAACTACTGGTGGAGTTTCAAAATAAAATAAATATTATCTGATGGTCAAGGTGGGCATCGTGATAATAATTAATAATAATAAGGTGCTATCGTTATGCAAAATGAAGACATTTTTAAAGGTGTCGGTATAGAGATTTCGCTTCCCTCCCCAGATAGTTTTTTAAAGGTAAAAGAAACACTTACACGTATCGGTATTTCATCTCGTAAAGAGAAAAAGCTTTACCAGACGTGTCATATTTTACACAAGCAAGGTCGGTATTCGATCTTACATTTTAAAGAGCTTTTTATTTTAGACGGGAAGAAGAATACTTTTACTGACGAAGATGAAGCTAGAAGAAATACAATTGTGAATTTATTAGAGGAATGGGATTTAATTTCAATAGTCGCTCCGCAGGAATCAGAAAAACTTGCTGCTCCTATTAATCAAATTAAAATTCTTTCTCATAAAGAAAAATCAAATTGGATACTTGAAGCAAAATATAATATTGGAAAGAAGTAAATTATGAAAGTATATAGAATGAAAGACGGTGCGTCACTGCCTGCTTATGCTACACAAGGCTCTGCTGCTTTTGATTTAACCGCATGTGTAGAACACGGCCAAAGAATTACAGCATATAATTCTTGGAATAAAAAAGTTGAAATCGCTGTTAAGGGTGTTGGTACTGCTAGAAATGCATTCCAATTGGCACCAGGTATGAGAGCACTTGTACCTACAGGATTAATTTTTGATATTCCGGACGGGCATGTTATGAAAATGTTCATTCGTTCAGGAACTGCTCTAAAAAGAGGGTTGACATTAACGAATAGTGTTGGTATAATTGATTCAGATTATACAGACGAAGTCTTTATGATGCTTAGTAATATTACAGATAGTTTAGCAGTTATTGAACATGGAGATCGACTTGTACAGTGTATGATTGAAAAAACACTTCGCAGTCAGCCCAAGCTTAAAATTGCTGAAACAGAAGAAAAACCAGAAAAAAAACTTGACCGAGACGGTGGTTTTGGGAGTACTGGTTAATAAATAGTAGGTGAGTTCGCTTCGGGTTCTCACCTATTAAATCTTGCTTATATAAAGGAGATAGCAAAATGAATACACGTAGACTAGACACAACTCTGCTTAACGATCCATTCTTCATCGGCTTTGACCGTATGGTAGATAGGATGAAAACAGCAACGCCAGGTCAAGGCAACTACCCTCCATACAACATTGTTAAAACAGGTGAAGATAGCTATGAACTACAATTAGCTATTGCTGGTTTTAAGTATGAAGATTTAGAAATCATGTTGAAAGATGGTGAGCTTAGTATCCAAGGCAAACATCCCGCTCCAAGTGAAGTTGATTATATCCACAAAGGTATTTCAACACGAGGTTTTGAGCGTAGATTTACTTTGATGGATTCAATCGTCGTTAATGGTGCTGATCTTTCAGACGGAATTTTAACAGTTAAATTAGAAAATGTAATTCCAGAAGAAAAGAAACCACGTAAGATTGAAATCAATACTGGTAATCCTGAATTACTAAACGGTTAATTGTATTAACACTGGGAGGGTTTATGCCCTCCCTTTATGTGACAATTTGACCTATTTACTTTTATACAATTAGTGATATATTAATAATATACCTAATAAATATTTACACACCCACACGTATAATTACTATTTATAATAAGCCAAATCCCATTGGTTGGGCAACATCTATTACTGAAATCATTAACATTCCTAAAGATATGTGGGATAGTGTAATGAC